CCAATTTCAGAGCGTGAATATAGGCAATTCGTTTACTCCGAAAGAGAAGCGTATGCCGACAAGATCGCCAGCAATTGGGCCAGACACCAATCGTTTTTATTATAACCTCTAGCATGTTGTGAAACATGCTCAACCAACTGGAGAAAAGCAATGCCTTTTGCAACTTCTACCATTAAATACGCTCCAACGTCGCTAGCTGTTACACCCACTGGCGGCACAACCTTTACGTTGTCCAACTTCCGTAGTGGAATGAACGGACTACAACAGCAAGACCCGAATGCGAACTTGTTCGTGTTCACTGAAGACACGGGGAACTTGGTTCACCGGTCTCAGGTCTCTGCTCAAGTGGTACGTCGTACTACACAGAAGGTGAGTGCAGACGGTGCGGTCAAGACGACCGCGGGTCAGCAAAGGCTGTCCTTTGTTCGACCGGCACAAAATGCTACCGATCTCGAATGGCGCAACCTCCACGCGTTGGTAACGACTACTACGGATCAGGCGAACCATACACTGGCACAAATGACTGCGTTTCAGCAGGAACTCGTGCAGTTGATTGGCTCTCAAGCCTTCCTGGACCTGATATCAAGAGATTGTATCAGTTAGTTTAACCTCCGACGGAGTTGTGATCATGAAACGAAACAAAGACCCCAAAAAGGCCCCAAAGCCTGCGGGCCCTTCTGCGTCTAAGCATAAGGGATCGTCCACTCATAAACAACAGAAAAATAAAGGGAGCAAGGCTAAGCTCACGGAGCAAGCCAAGCCTGTCTTTAAGTTAACTGTCGATGAGATGTTCGAAAGAATAACATCGGCAATGTACCTGGACCTCGCACCGCATGCCTCTCCGGACTCCATGTATGAGAAGTATGCGCCAGAGGAAGCGTTATCGCTATTTTCGAGGCGTCAAATTGATGATTTTGCAAAACGATACATCCCACAAACGGCTAAGGAGAAGGAAATCAGACGGCATACGGACAAGGTTTTCGTCGGCAATGAAAAACGCCTACGTAGTCTTATCCCTGCTATTACTGACCGCCTTTCTTTGGCGCTTGAGCGGGACATGTGTTATACATCCTTCCCAACAATCAATCGTTGGGGGGAATCCGACCTTAAATGGAAGGACGTTCGTCAATTTAAGCATGTCACTGAGCCCTCCCTCGGTGGAATTCCATTGTACCGGATCCTGCGACGCGCCCGCGCAATAATCGCTGATGCCATGGGGGAACCCCCCAGCGTTGGTGATGTTTTGCAACGGATGCGTTTTGGGGACGGTACCACCTTAGGAGTGCCCTATGCTGACACCTCTGCCACTAGAAAGCTCCGGTTTCCGATCACGGCGACCGGGCGGGCTGCTGAGTGGTTCTCGCGGTATGCAACGAAAGATCCCTTGTTCGTTGACGCAGTCCAATCTGTCAATTTTCCGACGGATATTGGGCCGCCGCGAGTATTCCTTATATCTCCAGGTATAAAA